GCCGGCGGCCCGCCGGGCGGCGAGAAGCATCGGGGTCGGTTCGGGCTGGCGAAACTGGATGCGGACGCCGGGGAGGGCTTCGACCCAGAGGGGCTCGGCCACATCGGGCGAAGCCAGGTTGGAAAGTCGGAACATCGAGATCTCCGCCGCCGATGCGAAACGGATTCGCATCGGCGGCCATTGGGGCCGCGCTAGTAGCTGGCGACGTCGTTGACGAGGGTGACGATCAGGGTCTTGGCGGTCACCGCGCCCTTCTGGGCCATGCCGTCATAGGTGGCCTGGATGCCGCCCGGACCGGTGATCGGCCGCTTGGCCTTCTTCGGCAAGCGCACGCCCTCCATGCGGAAGGTCAGGGTCTTGCCCGCGGCGATCGACCAGCCGAACGAGAAATCGACCGGCGCGCCGGTGGCCGCCAGCGCCTGCATCACCGTGTCGGCGAAGCGGATCACGAACTGCGGCGTCACGCTGAACTTGGCCGGGTCTGCGCCGTCGATGCGGCCGTCCGGGCGGAGGTTCTCGGCCTTCTCCAGCCCGTTCGAAATGCTGAGGCGGCCCGTGACCACCTCGCCCAGCGGCGCGCCCTGGCGGGAAATCAGGCCGCTCGCCTGGGCGAACCGTTCGATCGTCACTTCCGAAGGCGTGCCGGCCGTGGTCGAGGCCACGGGGTCGGTCTCGCCCTGGGCGACAAGCGACAGCACCGCGTTCAAGTGGCCGCTGCGCTGAAGGGCGATCACCATCCGGTCGAGCATGGCCCCGTAGTTGGTCACAAAGGCCGGAGCGTCGGGCTGGCCGATCTCGATCGCAGCGTCGGGCAGGGAGATCGCGCCCGAGCTGAAGACGTGATTGTAGGGGCCCGACGCGGAGCCGCCGGCGAGGGTCGCGCCCGAGGCCGTCGCGTTCGTGGCCGGCGACGTGCCGGCGACGATGGTGACGCTGTTGCCGCCCGTCCCGATGGTCTTGCTGGTGATGCTGATCGCGGTCCCGGCCAGATTCAGCGCATAGGTCTGGTTGGAGATCGCAACGACGGCGGAGCTGTTCAGGTGCCAGACGGCGTTTTGCAGCGTCTCCTTCAGCGTCGCGCCGATCTTCACCTGGTTCGCGGCCGGCGTGCCCGTCACGAAGGTGATCGCCTGGCCGCCGATCGTCAGAATCGCGTTGTTGGCGGGCTGGGCGGTGAAGGTGTAGGCGCCGGTCGCGGCCACGCCTTGCGTCGTCGTCGGCGAGCCGAGCAGCATCTTCAGCCAGACGCCGAACCGGCGCAGATCCACGGGGACGGTGATGTCGCCCTCGTCGTTGACGACGTCGTCGGACGGCGCCAGCGCCTCGCGGCCCGCGCCGAGCAGGTCGCTTTCGATCAGGCCCTGCTCCTCGCCGAGGTTCGACACGACGAAAGGCATGAACATGTAGCCGGAGGCCGCGATGGCTCCGTAGGAAGAGGCGAAGGCGAGCGCCATCACCGAGTTGGCGCCACGAGCGCGAGCCATGGGTCTCTCCAGTGCAGTCTTCAGGGATGAGGGGTAGTCGGCGCCCCGAGGTCGGAATTCCGACCTCGGAACGATTTCAGTAAGTTAGGCCGTCAGGCGAGGGGATTGCTGGTGGCGTAGGTCGCCACGAAGTCGAAATCAGCCCAGCGCCCCGGCTCGACGCCGAACGACTCGATGCCGGCCGTGATCGGCGCGGTGAGGTCGACCCAGTCACACAGTCCGGCGAGGGTACGGTCCGCCGCGATGGCCGCGCCGATCGGGCGCAGCATGTCGTCCAGAACCTCCGCCGGCGTCTTGCCGCCGCTCTCATAGACGGCGACCTCGACCGGGATTCGGTGGTCCCAGAGGTAAGTCAGGGGCGAGAGCATCACCTCCGCCTCGCCCGGCTCGCCGTCCCGGATGATTACCGTTCCGCCCGGTCCGATGCTCTGGGGCTTGTCGCGGTTCCGCTCCACATCGGAGTGCGGCAAGGCGGCCTGGACCAGCACCTTCAGGGCTTCGAGAATCTGCTCCCGCTTGCTGGCCACGCGCTACCTCCAGTTCCGTGCGTAGATCGCGGGCATATCGGCGCCGACCCGCGCGGCGTGCGCGGCCAGATCCAGCAGTTTGGGGACCTGCACTCGCGGCACGAGGATGAACACCACCACCGTCCGGCCCTCCGGGCCGTACAGCTTCGCCCCGCGACCGCGCGGGCTGTACTTGCGGGCCCGGCCGTAGCGGTCTCGCGCCGCCGCGTCCGCGACCAGCAGGCTCGGTCCATTTCGGCGATAGATGAAGCGCAGCCGGATGCCCGTGCGCCGCTCAAAGCCGCCCGGCGTGATCCGGGCCGAACCTCTGCTTCCGTCCGCGCGTGGCGCGCGCTTGCCGGCCGCCTCCGTCGGGATGGCCAGGAAGAGGCCCCGCGAGCTGCGGATAACGGCGCCGCGATCAAACACGTCGATGATCTTGCTCGCCTTGGTGAAAACCCAGGCCGAGGCGTCGATGCTGGTCCCCGACGCCGGAAACACCTTCATCCGCCAGGCCTTCTCCAGCCGATGGCCGAGCGCCGCGCGGGTTTCCTCGCGAACGTCACCGAGCAGCGACTGCCCGCCGTCGCGCATCGAAGCGGTGACCGTCGCGGCCAGATCTTCCTCATGACCGCGAAGCGCCTGCTCAAGGCCGGACATGGACAGGCCGTGACGCATCTCAGACCTCGGCGATCTCGCACAACCATTCCAGGCCGTTCGGCTCGAGCCGGGGCTCGGCGATCACGCGAAAAGTCCCTTCCTCGCCGGTGAAGACATCGCCTTCGCGTGGGGCCGGGTTCTCGCTCTTGCGCACCCAGGCGCGGTTCGAGCGCCTGAGGGCGGCGGAGTCGCCGAAGTCGATCGTCTCGTCCTCGGACCGGGTCCGGACCGTCAGATTGAGGGGCGCTCCGCCCGAGACGCGGGTCCAGACGGCCGCCACGCCGTAGGCGCGATAGACCGACGCCAGCAGTTTGGCGCGGCGAGCCGCTGGACCCGACATGGCTACTCGCCCGCCTTCCTGGCGTCCTTCCAGGCTTTCAGCTCGCCCTTCGAAGGATCGCGGGCGCGGCCGGCGGCGCGAAGGAACTCAGCGTCAGCGGCCGGAAACTCGACCGGTTGGCCGATGAAGTAGCTTTCGTGACCGGGCTGCACCCAGATCAGCAGAACCGGTTTCCGGCCGGCGGCGGCTTGCGCATCGGCCTTCTTGGCCGCCGCGTCCTCCTCGGCCTTCTTCGCGGCGGCGGCGGCCTCGGCGGCCGCCTCGTCTTCGGCCTTCTTGGCCGCTTCGTCTTCCTCGGCCTTTGCGGCAGCAGCGGCCTCGGCTTCGGCCGCGTCTTCCTCGGCCTTGCGGGCCGCTTCAGCGCCAGCGTCGCCGCCCTGGTCGTTCGGCGCGGCCATGAGGGCCAGGGCGGAGCAAGCCGCCAGCAGTGCATGAGTGCGCATGGTCGCGCCTCCAGATGTTGTTGTCGGGAAAGGTGGTGGCGGCGCTGTCCGGGCCGCCTGCGGGGCCGTTCAGGCCTAGATCGTCGGGACGAGGCGGATGCGCCCGGTGGCCACCGTCGAGACCTTCGCGCCGATGGCGTAGCCGGCCTTGGTGTTGCTGGAGCTGGTCTTGGTGAACACCTTGTTGGTGTCGTCCCAGTAGATCGTATCGCCGTGCGCCCAGGCCTGATCGGTGGCGTGGGTGGCGGCATCGACGTCGAAGACGCCCTCGGTGTGGCCAGTGGCGGTTTCGCCCTGGGCGGCGGTGATCACGGCGATGGCGATCATGGCGCCGATCTTGACCCCCTTGCCGGAGGTGACGCCACCGCTGGGGGCGGTGAAGTCGAGAACGTCGCCGTTGCAAACACGGTTCTTCATGGCTCTGGTCCTTGTGCTGCGAGCCGGAGATTACCGGCGGGCGGCGCGGGGTGCGCAGCCCGCCGAGGCGGTCAGGGGCGAGGGCTTAGGTGCCCGGGTCCTCGTAGAGGCCGCGCCAGTCGATGGCCTTCGACGCGAAGTCCAGGCGAGCCTTGAACTCCATACCGTCGACCTCGAAGCCGGCACGCTCCTCCAGGAACACGCCGTCGTCGCCTTCGAGATAGGCGTACTCGATGGTGTCGACCTGGGCCGGGTCGGCCGCCATGAACCACGGGGTCGCGCCCGCCGCGCGATTGAGGCGGGGCTCGACGATCGGGGTCATGGAGCCGGCGTAGACGTTCACACCGCTGGTCGCCGTGGCCTGGATGGCGGTGAGCAGCTTCTGGGCCGCGACCTTGTCCTTGACGGCGGTGATCAGGTACTTCGGCGTGGCTCGGATCGGGCGGCCTTCGAGGCCGACCTGCTTGCCCATGGCGATTTCACCCGCCTGGATGGTGGCTTCGGCGATGGCGCCGCCGGAGCCGGCCAGGTTGCCGTGGCTGGCGTGGAACAGCGGGATGCCGTCGGCCATGTTCGGGTTGCCGATCAGCGGGGCGTAGGCGACGTCCGACTCAAAGTCGGCGGCGGCTCGGCCCCACATCTCCGGAATGCGGGTGAAGGCGTCCAGATCGTCGTTGATCAGCGTCTGGCGCGTGACGCTGAAGATCCGGCCGTAGGTCGCCAGCGAGTAAACCTCCTTGCCCTCGCCGATGGTGCCCTGCTTGAACTGGCCGCCTTCCGGGACCAGCAGGAAGGACGGCGCGCCGCCCAGCTGCAAACGAGAGATTTGCTTGAAGTCCGGGGCGGTGGCACGGCGCTGCCACTGCTTGAAGGTCTGCGGCGACGCCTCGTAGCCGGCGCGAAGGGTCTTGCCCGCCACGTTCGAGAGGATGATGGGGAAGTCCGAAGTCGAGTGCTGGCGGAGGGCCAGCTCGGCCAGTTCCCGCTTGCCGAGGCCACGGACCTTCTCGCCGTTCAGTTCGAGGTTGTAGCGGGCCATCTCCAGCAGGGTCAGGCCGCGCCACTCGCGCGCCGGCTCGCTCAGGTCGTTCGCCGGATCGTGGCGGTGCAGCAGCGCCGAGGCCATGGCTTCGCGCCGGGTGTCACGCTCGTCCCGGGTGACCTCGATCCGCCCCGGGGTCGGGGCCGGCGGCGAGGCCTGGCGCTGGCGTTCGGCGGCGGCGCGGACCAGTTGGGCGCGGGCCGCGTCGGGCGTCAGCGTCGTCGCCCAGGACCGGGCCTGGGTGGCGATGTCCTCGCCGAAGGCGCGGGCGTCTTCGACGAACTCCAGCGCCTGGCCGGCGTCCATGCGAACCGAATTCGCATCGGCCGTCGGAGCGGGAGCCGGCGGAGGCGCCGGCGGGGCGGCGCGGGTTTCCGACGCCGGGGCCGGGGCGACTCCCGTGTCGTTCTCGGGGGCGAACGCCACAGCGGCGGCGCCACCCAGCAGGCGGGTGCGAAGCATGGTATCTTCCTCTTCAGGGCTGGGGGGCTCGTCGGCGACGATGCCCATACGGTTCTCGATGATCGAGCAGGGGTGGAACTCCTCCTCCGACCGGACCCCTGCATCCGGGTCGGCGGGGATCGGCACCATGGACACCTCCATGAGCGCCCAGCGGGTGACGGTGTAGGTCGGCAGGCGACCATCCTGGCGGACGGCCTCCTTCCGGATTTCATCGCGCCGGTAGCCGACGCTGACGCCCCGGCAGGTGCCGGCAGCGACGTCGCCTTCGATCTCCACAGCGCGCGCCGAGGTGCCGAACTTGACGAGGGTGATCAGCTCGCCGGCCTCGACGCGCCAGGACAGGATGCGTCCGAGCTGATCGGACATTTGCCACTGACCGTGGGTGTCGAGCAGCGGCGCAACGCCCTTGTCGACGCGTTCGCCGTCGATCGCCTCGGCGGAGATCTCCAGGCGTTCGAAGTAGTAGGTGCCGGCCTCCCAGTCGTAGCGGCGGACCGGGAAGCCGGTAGCCGCGACCAGTTCGACGGTGTGGTTTTCCGCGTCGTAGCTGCGGGGGGTGACGGCCAGGCGGCCGATCGGCAGGCGCGCGTCACGGCGCACCTCCAGCCCGAGCTGGGCGAGGCGTTGGGGCATGTCGGTGTTCCTTGTGCCTAGTCGGTCTTGTCGCGGCCGGAGCCGAGGTAGCCGGCGGCGGCCTGAAGCACGCCGGACTGGGTGGCGCGGCGCGGATCGCCGTCGAGAACCAGCTTCAGCAGGTCTGCCTCGGCGTTGAACTCGGCCATGGTCTTGAGCTGGTCCTTCCAGTTCAGGCCACGCTCGGCCAAGACCTGCGGATAGGAGGCGATGCCGAGCCGGAGTTCGGCGGCCAGGCCGGCCGCGTCCTTGATCGGGTCAACGAAGCGACGCACCGGCATCGCGAACTGAGGCTTCACCTGCAGGTAGCGCTTGTCGCCGCTCTCCAGCGCCAGCCGACGCATGGCCCTGCGGAACGCGGGCTCGCAGAACAGCGGCACCATCATGTTCCACTGCCAGTCATCGAGGTTCGCCCAGAACCCGATCATCATTGCCCGCAGGCTCGAGTAGTTGGCCTGCGACGGGTCGCCGGTCAGCAGGTGATAGGGCACGGTGTTGGCCGCGACGCCCATCAGCTGCTGGCGGATGAACTCGATGCCGTCGCCGGACGAGGACGGGTTTACCGACGTCGCCGTTTCACCCGGACGCGCCCGGAACACCATGCCCGGGCTCATCTTGTCCGGGCCCTTCGATCGCGCTTCGCCGCCACCGGTCGAACCGCCCGAAGCGGCCCCGGACTCGTCGAAAGGGGTTGTCGGCGCGCCGTTCTCCGCAGGCGTCAGCACGAGCGCGAGGCAGGCTTCCACCTTGCGCTTCATCAGCAAGGCTTCCTCGTAGTCGCCGAGGTCGCGCAGGGTCATCGCCGAGGAGGCGAACCAGCTGATCCCGCGCGCCTGGCCGGGCCGCAGCTCCTCGAAAACGTGGTCGATGTTGGCCGCCGCATAGGGCTTCGACTGCCGGCGGAATCCCGAGGCATCGCCCGGATGGCCATCGAGCAGCCAGTAGGCTTCGCGGAAGCCGTTGGCATCGAACTGGACGCCCTGGACGATCGCCGTCGTGTCCGCCGTGGCGTCGCGGTTCTTCATGTGGTCAAGGAAGTCACCCTCGACGATACGACAGACCCCGTCGGGGCCGTCCGAATCCGGCCCCCACAGCGCGAGGCCTTCGCCAGATCCGGCGACCGTTCGGAAGAGCAGCTTCTGCTGGCCGTAATGATCATGGCGACCGTCGAGCTTGCTCTCGGCGCGGCGATCCCAATAGGCCTGCGCCTTCAGGGCGACCGTCTCGTCCTCGTGGGTGGCACGCGCCGTGATGCCGTCGCCGATGGCGTGCGCTGTAAGCTGACGGAGGCCGGCGGAGACGTACTTGTTGTTCCGGTCCAGCTCGCGGACACCGTCGCGAACCTTCACCAGCCCCTGAGCGACTTCACGGTTCGCGCTGGTCGAGGGGCGGCGCCATCCCTTCGTGCGACGGTCGTTGCCGGCCGCGTCGTACTTCCGCAGCTCGTCGAGCGCGAGCCGCTCGGCCATGCGGCGACGCACGGTCTGCGGCGAGAACGGCTCGATGACCCGGTCCAGGAAGAGGTCGAATTTCATCGCCTACTCCCGATCGAACGAAACGGTGGAAAAGCCGAACGCAGAGCCGGAGCCGGCGGGCGTTCGGTTCCGGGCCGCCTCTGCCTCGAAGTAGTCGATGCGGTTCTTGATGTCGGCGAACGACTGATAGGTCACCCGCTCGCCGGCGGCCTCGATCGTCAGTTCGTTGTTGGCCATGCCGGCTCGCAGGGCGGCCAGCTCTTCGGCGTAGTCCGGTGCGGGCATCTAGAGCCACCCTTCGTCAGCGCCGACCCAGTCGTCATCCTCCGGAGCCGCCGGAGCGGGCGCGGGTGGCGGCGAGGGCGCGGCGGCAGATGCGGTCTGAGCCGGAGGCGCGGGCGCGGCCTCGGCGTGCGGTCGGTTGGCCAGGGCGATCAGGTCACCCTGGACGGGGTCGGCGGCGGCGTAGCGCACCGCCTGGAGCGCCAGCCAGTCGGCCTCGGAACGGCTGTCTAGGGTCAGGGCCTCGGCGGCGGCGCGGTTGTAGATCCGGCAGTCGAGCCAGTGGTTCTGGCGGCCCGTCTCGACCTTCCAGACCCGGCGCGGCTGGCCATTCTTCACCTCGACGACGCAGCTTTCGGAGGTCAGCTGGTCGAAGTAGTCGTCCGTTGCGTCGCGGCCGAAGTGGACCCGGCCCCGGATGGGCTCGACCGCGCCGCCATTCAGCACGGCCTTGCCATAGGCGATCGAGGCGCGGAGGAAGCCGAACCAGCTGTATTTCGCGCCGTAGGTCCCGACCAGGTGCGCCTCTTCACCGGCCTTCTTCTTCTGCTTCCCCTTCGGGCGGTAGCCCGGCACGAAGTGGATGGCCATCCCGCGCCCTAGGATCGGGAGCGTCCAGCCAGGGCGGCCGTAGACCGGCAGGCGCTTGGAGCTGCGCTTGCAAAACGCCTTCGCCGCGTCGGTGTTGTAGCTGGCGTCGACACAGATCTGGTCGAAACCGTAGGTCCGGCCGCCGGGCAGCACGAACGTCCGCTTGGCGTACTCCTCCAACCGCGCCCATGCGCCCTCGCCGGGCTTGTCCGTCGGCCCGGGCAGGAAGCCATGGTCGAGGCCCCAGTTCTCCAGCCCGAAGCCCCAGCCGACGGCCTCGTAGTAGATGCCGTCGCCCTGGACGTCGCAGCCCAACGTGAAGACGCTCGGCCCCCATGGCAGCTGTGTCCTGCCCCAGTCGTCTTCCTTGAGAACCTTCAGGTCCTCGGCCGGCGGCGCGTCGCCCTTCAGAACGAACTCTTCGCCCAGCTGCAGGTTGGTCCAGGCCCGCAACTTGTTCAGATCGCCGCGGGCTTCGACGAAGAGCTTGCAGAGGTCGGCGAAGGACAGGAACGCCGAGATGATCCCGGTGATGTGGTAGCCGGGGTGGCGTCCGAGCCGGTTGCGCTTGCGCCAGATCTGGAACTCCTGTTCCGCCATCACCCGGGGCGGCGTCGCCAGTTCGCCGAAGTCGTCGGCGGTCTCGTTCGTCGGACACCAGCCGTCTTCGGTCGAGATCTGCGCCTTGGCCCATTCCGCGATCGGTTCGTCGCAGCAGGGCGCCCGCAACACCGCCTGGTCGGGCCGGCCTTCCGGCCACTTCAGGTCCTCGAAGATCGGGTCGAAGCGCGAGCCGCAATGGCAGCACTTGAAGTAGTACCGGCAGCGGTCGCTTTCCGCGTAGGACGTGCCGATCTTCGACGCGCCCTTGTTCGTCGGCGTGCTGATCTTCAGCCGCTTGGCGGTGCCCTGCTTGGTGAACGTCGTCAGCCGGGTGGTGATCATCCCCTCCGGCGAGCCCTGGTTATCCAGGTCGTCGGGGAACTGATCCAGATCGTCCTCGACCACATAGCGGATCGAGTGCTGGCGCAGCGTCGCGGCC